AGTGTACGGGATTAGGCAGGGGAGGCCGGGTAGTCAATAGGGTATTGAAGCGAGGGGAGGCGTGGGAGGTCATGTAGATTATGTGAATTATGTGAATACGTTTTACTTTACTTTACATAATATTTTATATCTCAATTAACAAGAACAAATGTACCTATTGGGCATTGGCTACGGTACATTGTTTGTAATTCCACTGAGTCGGTCTTAAGTGGGTAGCCTTTTATTTTTCGAAAATGGAGGTTACTTATATGGAGACTGACATTCTTGTACAGATGGTCTCAAACGTTGGTTTTCCTATCGCTGCTTTCGCAGCCATGTATTACATGTGCAACACCACGATTAAAGACGTAAAAGCGAGCATCGACGAGCTGTCTCGCATGATTGACAAACTGATTACCAAACAGGACGGTGATTAAACATGGATGAGGAAAACAAGCTTAACGAGGAAGCAACTGAAGAGGTTGAGCCTGATAACGAGGTTGAACAGCCTGAGACTGAACAGCCTGAAAATACAAATGACGTTGAAGGCGTTCCTAACGCTTTTAGCACTCCTGAGTTTGACGCTAGCGAGATTACTCGAAAGCTAGACGGCATCCTAGAGACTCAAGCAATGCTGAGCAAGGCAGTTGCCGAGCTTATGCAGGGGAGGGGCAATCAGTCGAGCGACAACGCTGCTGGTTCCACCCGTCCCGAAAACACCGAAGATAGCTCAAAGCCTATCGACGTTATCAACAACCTTGACTTGAATTAGGTGATATAAAAATGGAAAATAACGCAACTATCCTCAACGCGGTTTGGCTGAACGGTACCAACGACTATCAGCAGCGCATCCCTCAGCCCACGCAGTCCAACATTGACCGTACCATTTCCGCTCTTCTCGACCCCATGAACGGCGATTGCTATAACCAGTTCGTCGACCAGCTCGTCAAGCGTATCGGCATGGTCAAGGTGAAAAGCCAGGAATGGGAGAATCCGCTGCGTGAGTTCAAGGGCGCTTCCATGTACTATGGTTCCACCATCCAGGAAATTGTACCCAAGTGGATTAAGGCGCATGCCTATTCTTTCGACTCCTCGCTTCTCGATGTGAATCGTCCTGAAGCTGTCGAGTGGTTCCATTCCATCAACCGAGCCGACCGCTACGATATCTCGATTCAGGACGTCGAGATTCGCAAGTCCTTTACCGACGAGTACGGTCTTAATACTTTGGTCTCCGGTTTTCTCCAGGCTCCCATTAATGCCGACGAGTATGACGAGTACCGCATCATGATGCAGCTCATTGCTGCTTACGAGCAGAAGTGGGGTTTCTACAAGCATAAGCTGACCGAGTCACCCAACACGCAGACGGGCGCTATGGAGCTTATGACCGCAATCCGCACATATACGGGCAAGCTCAAGTATCCGTCCATGCTCTATAACGCACACCTAATCGACGTGCCCGTCTTTGCGAAGCCTGACGAGCTGATGCTTCTCGTCACGCCCGAGATTGAGGCGTATATCGACGTGAACGTCCTTGCTTCCCTCTTCCATGTGGAGCTTGCGGATATCGACGTACGTCGTATCATCGTCGACGAGTTCCCGATTCCCGATTGTGACGCGCTGCTGCTCACCAAAGATTGGTTCGTGTGCCATGACACGGTCAAGCAGATGAACTCTTTTTATGACCCCTCGAACATGACCACGAACTATTTCTATCAGCGTCAGGGCGTTTACTCAATGTCCCCGTTCACGCCTTGTGTGATGTTCACTCATTCGAGCGAAGCAACCACAGTCCCCGTGACCACGATGAACGTCACCGGTCTTGACCTCTCCCCTGCAACTGCCACGGTCAAGCAGGGCGACACTCTTCAGCTCGTCGCTAAGCTCAAGGGGTCGCTTACCGGCGACGAGGTCGAGGGATTCCAGCTTCTCCCCGACTCCACGAGCTATGAGATTATCAACGACCAGGGCACGTGCCCGCAGGCGACCTATATCGATTCTTACGATATGCTCCATGTCGGCAAGCGTGTCAAGGCAGGTTCCCAGCTCACCGTCAAGCTCACTAGCGCTTATATAAACCCGTCTGGGGCTACTGAGAATTACACGGCTACCTGCGTCGTCACGGTTGCCAAGGCTTAGGCTTTGCAATAGGCGGAGGGGCCTTTTCGGCCCCTCCTTTTCTTATGTTCCAAGGAGGTGAAAAGCGTATGTCATGGGAACCGGGTTCCACAGTCCAGCTATGTCGTGTCAATTGGGATGCGACCTATCAGAATGTCGTGAACTGGGAACATGGGCAGGTACAGCGCGACACGTATTTTGAGGCGCTTGAAAAAGCTTCTTTCGTGCTGTCCGAATCCACCTATATGCCGTTCAATGCGTCAATCGTCATCGACTGCCCGTGGGAGAAGGCCCGCAAATACAATTACGTCATAGTCAAGAACCCTGCACAACCCGTCGTGGGCGATGAGGATTCGACGCTTTATTATTTCATCGACAAATCGGATTATGTGAATCCGTCCTCCACCCGGCTCAATCTTTCATTGGACGTGTGGACTACCCGATATCCGAGCTTCCGACTGAAGACCGGTTATCTTGAGCGCGGAAGCTTGGGACTTGCCAACATCGCCGACGGTATGGCTGACAACTACCCCAAATACCTCAACATGTATTGCAACGTCCCTGAGCCTATCGACACCGGCGACGTGTACCAGTCCTATAAGGAGTACGGCTTCAGTTTTTACGACTCAACGCGCGAGAATAAATACGACTGGGTCATATGCATCGCGACCGTGGATTTGCAGGTTCCATGGGGTACCGTTGACAATCCTATATTGAAAACTTCCAAGGGCCGGTTGGTTGACGGTGTTTTCAGCGGATGCAACGTGTACGCGGTGCGTGCAAACAGTTTCAGGACGTTCCTCACTAAACTGTCTGACGCGCCGTGGGTCGCACAGTGCATCGTGTCCCTGACAACGGTGCCGAACGGCCTTATGCCGCCCGAGGATGACGAGAAGGCAATGCCTAACGTCAAGCTCAACGGCGAGGATGTCGATTGGTTCTATGCTCCTGCAATGTCATCGCCTTTCGTCTGGCAGCCGAACGTGGACGGGAGCGAACCGCCCGATATGCCACAACGAGAAGGCCAATGGGATTGCAATATCGATATGCAAGACGTGCGCATATCAGGTTGGGACGGCGTCGAGGACTATATGCAGCTCAAGAAGCTATGGGCCTACCCCTATACGGTAATCGAGCTGTCATGCGGGGCATCTGGCCAGGCCGTATACCTCAAACCGCAGTTGTTGGGCGGCAACGTCTCAACACTCAAATACCTGGCATGCGCCATTCAACCGTTTACACAAGTAGCTGTCTACCCCGACGGCTACGGCACGCAGTACGACGATTCTTTTTCAATCACCGTCGGCGCCACCGGTGGGTATATGAAAAGAAACATACCTTACGGTGAGTTTCTTAACACAGCGCTCTGGATTGACCAGTTCCCGCAGTGGTCTATCGTCAACAACTCGTACATCGCCTATATGGCTTCGACCGCCAACACGCGCGCCTATCAGTACAACAGTGCCGATTGGTCACTTCGCAGTGCAAATGCCACCAGCGTCAATTCCTATGACAACGCACTCAAATCCTTGGCATTGCAGAAGGCCAATACGCAGGCTCAGATTGACACCACGCAAGCCAACTACAACGTCCAAAATACGGCTGCAATCGCCAACACGGCGCTTTCAGCAGGTCAAAGCCTGCTCAACGGCCAGGTCGGCAGTGCCGTCTTCGGAACCGTTTCGAGTGGTGTCAACTTGGCTAGCAACGTCGCCCAGCAAAACAACAATTTGGCTTTGGCATCGCAGCAGCTCGCCAACAGTCAGGCTACCGGGCTTGACATCAACACGTCGAACTACGAGCTTGCCAACTATGTCAATCAGGGGAATTACGATAACCAGGTGGCAGGCATCGACGCAGGTTATGCGGACGCGCAGCTTATGAGCCCGTCGCAGTCCGGCAACTTGGGCGGTAACGGCTTCAGGTACGCAAACGGCCTCATGTTCACCGTTTTCCTCAAGTTCAAGCGCATCATGCCTGAGGCAGTCACCAGGTGTGGTGACTACTTTTACCGATTCGGGTATGCGGTTCATCGCTATATCGAGATGCCCGATGACCTATGCGTCAACAAATACTACAGCTATTGGAAAGTCCAGGATATGCAAGTGTCGAGTGCCGACGCCACCGAATCGGAGAGGGACGTTATACGCGGCATCTTCTCGCAGGGCGTCACGGTATGGAAAAACCCTGGGCTTATAGGCACGGTACTTCCTAAAGACAACATCGTCGAATCAAGCGATTACGGTAAATACTATTAAGGGGGTGTTTATATGCTTTGCGGTCAAAACCAAAATCAGTTTATGATGCCAGGCATGCAACCAAACTTGCAAACGGGGGAAAAACTATGGTCGACTGATTGGGTCAACACCCTTACCGAGGAAGATTGGCGCTCGTATCTATTCAACCTCGCTATCACGCGGTTTGAATGGCTCAACATGCCAGACGAGGTAGATTCGAGGTTCGTTGAACTTGTATTGCTGACGTATGGATGGGGCGCGTTTTTCGAACCTACACCGGGGTATCTCGCATTCGCACCCGCGTCACAAACCAATAATCTAGACATGTATTGGAATCCCCGCAAGGTCACTTTGATTCCGGCAAACGGCACGGGATTTGCAGGGTCGAGCTCGTGGTCTAGGTATTGCAGGCGTGAGATTGACGTTGACAACGACGGGAACCTCACGGTTCACGAGCAAGACGCCGTGGAGTGCTTCGACAATATGGCCAGGGAACCTTATGTGTACAAGCTTGAATTGGCTGCAAAACGCCTGGCACGAATCGACCGTGCAATAGACGTGAACGTGAACGCACAGCTCACGCCGTGGATTGGTGTCGCAAAAGAAGAGGCGAAACTAGACCTTGAGCGCTATATGAACCAGGTTTTGGGTTTTGAGTCCGTCGTGCTTGAGGATGAGGGATTCACCAACAACGTCACTGCGTCAGTACTACCCACTACCGCACCGTTCGTGGCCGACTCGCTCATGTCAATACAAGATAGGCGCATCAACCGCATCATGACGCAGCTGGGAATCGACAACGCATTCTCGCAGAAGAAGGAACGTGAGATTGCAGGCGAGATGGACGCCAACAACGAGCAGATTTGCATTGCCCGAGAAACGGGCTTGCGCACTCGTCAGAAGGCCGCTCAGAAGTGCAACGAGCTTTTCGGCACCTCAATCGAGGTTCGTATAGCGTCGCACACCACGGGCGCCGACGGTGTCAGCTTTTCAGACGAGGTGGTCTAAATGTCCGTCAATTGGTATGAGGCTTACCCGACCAGAGTGGGCGGCCAAGTCGGCAATATGACGTTGTACGACGTGCTCGATTACGGTTACGACCTGGGTTTGAGCGATTATCCGATTTGGGATGAGGAAAAACGTAAGTGGCTCAACGGTCGCATCATCGACCATTTCATGCTGCGAGAGATTGGATGCGAGACTCCCACTCAGTTCATTTTCTACCTCAATCGCAAGATGCGTGAGAAGATGCCGCCTATTAATACGGTGTTCGCCTATCTTGAGACGGTGACGCCTGAGCGTATCGAGCTTACAAACCAGTTCGAAAACAACACAACAGGCACGGTTGACCAGACGGCTACCGGCAACGTCACCGGCACCACCGACACAACAGGCGAGGGCCACAGCTACACGAGCACAAACCCTCGTCAGACCATGGTGGGCAAGGATGCCACGGCGTATTACGACGCTGGCACTTTCACGGATTCCACCTCGCACACCGAACAGTCCCAAGACTCGAAAAACGACTCTAATTCACAAAGCACCGGCAAACAGGACGGGTGGAGCAAGGCGGTTTTGCCAACTGACGCGACAAACAAATGGTGGCTGGGCATCAACAACGCATTGGAGCTTGTTTTCGACGCTCTCGAACCTTGCTTTTCCCACATCTGGACCGACCATTTCAACACTTTTTAGATTGGAGATACCATGTCTATTCTCGACGTTTGCAAGGGACCTTATTATCACAAGGCCGACCATGATATGCATTTGCCTAAAGAAAATAACCCCACCGTATCAGTTGTGAAAGCGACTCTAAGCGATAGCGAACAATCGTTTGTATCTGTTGTGTATGGAGATGACTACGCTATAAGTTATTTTAACTGGGTTACTGATAAGGGAATTGGGGTACAAATTGATATTCTAGCAAACACAGCATCTCATTATCCAGCTATTTTGAAGTGCATAAGTAACGTAACTGCTTATGCCAGTGTAACTAAAAACGACAATAACTCTACTAGTGGTAACACATGGACGCCAGTTAAAGTGAAAAGTGTTTTGGCTAGTAGTATAGGTATCATGGTAAAACTGGATGAGGAACAGTCAACTATGGATACTTATAAACAAATTAGAATCGTGTTTATGTAAGGAGGTTTTTCATGGCCATTCAACCAACACGCCCTGAAGCCTACGACACCGGTACGCTAAACCAGTACGCGCACATCTACGACGTGCAAGCAGAAGAGAAGCGCGCCAGGATTGCCGAGGAAACTGAGGAAGCCGCTAGGATTGCAGCTGACGATGCTGAGAAGCAAGCAAGGATTGAAGCTGACGATGCTGAGAAGCAAGCAAGGATTGCAGCTGACGATGCTGAGAAGCAAGCAAGGATTGCAGCTGACGATACTGAGAAGCAGGCAAGAATTGCAGCGGATGACGCGCTAGGCAAGCGCATCGACGCTGCCGAGGTCGAGCAGATGACCCCTGTCAAGCTTACCGACGATGACAAGACCGCAAGCCGTCAGCCCGTGGCCAGCGGCACCCGCTCGCTCGCTTTCGGCCCCGGTGCTAAGGCCACCGCAAACCAGTCGGTGGCGTTGGGCGCATTCTCGCAGACGAGTTCGCGCGGAAACACAGTATCTGTCGGCAGTGACACACTTAAGCGACGCATTGAGAACGTCGAAGCAGGTCAGATGGACAACGATGTCGTAATTATGTCGCAGTTGGCAAATGTTGGTGGTATTCCTGATTTGTGGTTTGCAGATTCATGGGATGCGCTTATAACCCTGAGTACAACAGACAATACACTAACCACTGATGCAAGCAAAATAATTGCGAATGCTGATGATGGTGTCTATAAACTAAGACCTGCGGTGTCGTTTGCGTATTCGGAAGTTGAAAGTGAGTTTGCGGAATCCCCTATAAATAATACTGGTTCAGGCTCAAACGCTATATTATTCATCAATTCAATTAATATTGGCAACAAATCATACAAGCTGATGTATTTTAGCACTCGTTCCGGTGGATATAAAATCAACGAGCCTAACGCCTTGTCTACCATGGAATGGTTTTATGTACTCATTGATATGACCGTAAATCTACCTACAGGTAAAATTGTAAGGTACGCACCTCATTTGACAGGTAATACACCAATTAAAGTCAACTATGATAAAACCGCTATTTCTCTGTCACTTAGTCTCGATACCACACGTGGTGGTATCGATATTTCCGACAACGGTCTTTATGCCACCACAGCCACTCAGGCCGTAAAGGGCATCGTTCAAGGCTCCGACTCCATCGTTATCACAGACGGTATCGCCAAGGTAAACCCCTCCATCTTCGGTGACGGCCTTGCCACCACCGACGGCAAGGTGTATGTGGACACCGGGTTTGTCGGCGAGCACCTCGCAGGCGATGCACTGTATTACGACTCCACAAACGGACTCATGGTAAAGACCGGCACGGGACTTCACATCGACAACGACACGTTGTCTGTTGACCAGGACACCTTGCCACTGGCAAGCGCTGATAATCGCGGTACGGTCAAGGTTGGAAGCGGGCTTGCAATTGCGAAAGACGGGACATTGTCTGTAGACCAGAACACCTTGCCACTGGCAAGTGCTGGTAATCGCGGTACGGTCAAGGTTGGAAGCGGGCTTGCAATTGCGAAAGACGGGACATTGTCTGCTAACGTCACGACGATGGAATACCGTAAAGCAAGCAACGAGAACATTACATGCGACGGTATGACGCTGACTGATTACGTGTATCTTGCTAACACGAGTTACCCTAAATACGATGTCACGTATTACGGCCAGGCTACGAAAGCATTTGCCAGTGGGACAAAAGTCACGGTTGACATTGCAACTAACACTGACACCTTTAATTCGTATGGATGCGTTGAGATGTCTGTAAACGGACTTACCCTTGCTATCGATTCCGTTTCTCTCGATGAAAACGGCGATAGGCTTAAACAGGCTGTATTTAGCGTATCAAAAGCGATTGGAATCGGTGACTATGTGAGGTTCAAGCTTTATTTCTAATTGGAGGTCTATCATGCAATTCTTCCCCCCTCCCCAATCCCCCTACGCGCCGTCTGCCTACGACCCTCCATTCACACCCCGATACAGCGTGCCGGAGTCTTTCCGGCGCGCCCTTTCCTACGAGGGTCAGCAACATTGGCTCGCAGGGCTTTGCAATGAGTTGTCGCTGTTTGCCGAAACGTGTCATCAGGTTTGGATTGTCGATACGGCTACGACATACACCACAAACGAGGAAGCCACGTTTCAGATTGACACCGACGTGGTTTTCGATGACATCACCTGGCCTGATATGAGCGCGGGAACGTCAGTTACGCCGCGGGCTGTCTTGAATGCGGTCGAGCGCCCCGACGATTTGCCACTCATCCAGGAAGGCGATGTTGTGGCGGTACGCTTTGCATGCAAGCAGGACATGACGCAGAAGACGTGCTTCTTCATCGGTGTCCTCAAGGAAGCGTGCCGGTGCGTGTACCCTGAGAAGTGGAAAGTTCACATCCTTTGCGTTGTGCATGACCTGAGCGAACGCATGGAGGCCGCTGAAGCGGAGATTATATCTCTTAAGACACGCGTCACATCGCTTGAGTCGCGCATGACCAACGCAGAAGGCCGCATCACGAAGCTCGAAACCAGGGTAACGACTCTGGAAACCAAGGTTTCTACCTTGGAAACGAACCTTGGTAACCTAACGACGCGTGTAACTGCGGTTGAGAACCGTGTAACAACTCTTGAGACGGATGTAAAAAACCTAACTTCTCGCGTGACCAAGGTCGAGGGAGATGTCTCGAACCTCACCTCTCGTATGACAAAGGTCGAGGGTGATGTGACGAACCTTTCAAGCAAGGTGACACAGTTGGAACAATCGAGCGGCGTGGATTCCACTGCACGCGCGAACGCGTCTAAGGCGAACACATCGATTACCGATATTATTACCAAGATTTTCGGCGGTGGTACGGTTGGAGCTGACGGTCATATCACCTGGCCCACGACTGATAAGATTGCAATCGGTAACATGAACGTCTACGGCGGTGACTCCAACCAGATTCGCACCCGTGACGGTTCCGTCTCCAGCGGTTCGGACAACGACGTGAGGGTGGTTTAAATGCCTACCCTCACATCAATCGTAAGTGCGACGGTTGACCAGGCCGGTTATGACGAGTCGGGTGGACAGGATGTGAACACATGCTTCGGCCTACCTGGCTCAGGCGGCCTGCGGCCGTCAATGTCCTCGTGCCATTTCACCATTTACGTTGCGACTTATGACAACGACCTGGTCTACATGACCATAGGTGGCCAAATCAGCGACCCGGTTGTAGCGGCTTCCGATTACAATTCCATCCTTGTCATATCACCATCCGAATTCCATTGGGACGGCTCAAGCGGTCATCAGGTCGCAAGCGGCGGTGTCACATACGCCACAGCGTCGATTGATGCGACGGACGGAAGCGTGGGGGCCGCTCCATCATGGGCTAGCGGCAAGACTGCCTATGATGCGAGCGCCACCCCAGCCAGCGGAGCTGACTATGGCTGGTACAAGTGGGATTTCCCTTCAGCGCCTGCCGCTCCTTCGGACGCTTACCCCGACACATCGCAGGGTTGGAAGCTCATCGGGCACCTCTCCGACTTCGGCGCGGGCGACGATTACCAGAACGGCGCGGTCTGGATATCGGGCACCGGCACGTACCCACTGCAAAACGGTATCGGACCCACGCCTTACAAGCTGGTAATCCCAGGCTTTTACGTGGTCAAGGACTATTATCCGTTCGCAATCCGCAAAAGCTCGGCATGGGCCAGCGCCAATCGTTCGGACGGCTCCACCACGATTAGGAAGACTAGTTGGCGCGACGCGAAGAACATGGAATCCGGCAATGACGGCGACCACGGCTTTTATCGCTCAAGTGGGGCGTGGGTGAAAGCCCCTAAGTTCACCTAAACGAATAAAGCCCCGTAGGCATGAGTACCTGCGGGGCTTTTTCTTTAATCCACTCCCCAACTCTCATTGAGGACTATCGTGGTACTGCCGATGCAATAGGACTTTGAAAGCAAACGCCCTATCTTGCACCTGCGTTGTACGAACTGACGATATTTTTTCAGGTCATAGAACACGTGTTCCTCGTGCACGTCCGTCTTGTAGTCGTGCAGGCATACGTGAATCTCCGGCATGCAAGGTACCTTGCTCATATGCTCGAACCTAGACATTCCCATCGCCCTACCTCCATTTAAGCCTGATAACTACCCATCTGGACGCTCTGCGCAAATGACCCTTGTTCGTGAAAACGTCGTCAGGTGTCTGCGTAGGCCCCCAGTTGTCGTTTGCCATGGTGTAACCGCACCCGCTCGTCACGTCCCAAAACGTGCCGTCGGCCATGTACATGAGCACGTGACGCGGAGTTTTCTCCGTGTATTCTTTTGGGAACTCCGCGCCTTTGTACCAACCGCCTGCACATAGGAAGATGTCTCCTGCGACCAGGTCGGGCGGGTTGTAGGGCGTTGATGTCTGCGCAGAGTCGAATATAAGCGACCCATAGTTCGAGTTTTGCGCGATGCGCCAAAACGAGTCTGTACCACCGGCTTCTTGCGAGTCGACGAATCCCGCTGACTGCAGTGCGTCGAACGTGTCGCGGGCGAATGTGTGTATCATCTTCCATACGAAACCCGAGCAGTCGCATTCGCCGCTCGTCACCGCATCCATGCCGCGATAGCACCATACGCCGTCGGTGTAGCTGTAAAAGCCCTGGTTGTAACTGTAGCAATACTTGTTGGCCTGACACCATGCCAGCGCACCTGCCGAATCCCATTCTCCCGATGTTCCAGGCGTGGGGTCGGGTGTGGGGTCAGGGCCGGGATTGTCGGGGGTTTCCGTCGGCTGCGTGCTTGAGTTGTTGCCGCCGTTTCGCGGTATCCATATCCCCGTGTTCGTTTTATAAAAGAGTATAGGGTTGCCGGAGGTGTGGAGTTCCAAGATGTCGTTTCCGAGCAGCTCGATATAAGACACGTTCGTGTCGAACTGCGTACCCTCCCCGCTTGAGCCCGTACCGCCCACGTCCTCAGTCTCGTCGGGCTTCTCGGGGTCGGGCGTGACTGTCGCACCGTTCTTGTTTGTGAAGTAGTTCCCACGGTTGAGCCACGACCGTACCTGGCCTTTCCACTCGGGGTGACAATCGGACGTTCCTGGGTTTGCGTGCATAGGCGACGTGTACCATGTGTCACGGTCTACGACAAACTCGATAACCGAAACCGAGTCTCCGTAGGTGTGCCCCAACGGTATCCAATTAGAGTCACCGCTGCTCTTTGTGTCACCCACTATTGTGTATAGAGTGGCTCCACCGGGCATCACCCAATCGATATAGTCGCCTATAGTACCGAACATACCGCCGTTGTCAGACGGGTCGGTGCATGCGATGACGTAGCGGTTTCCGATTTTTCCGAAACCCTCCGAATCGAAGTTCATACCTGCCTGCGACCTGAGCTCATACTGTTTTGACGTGGTGTCTGTAATGAGTTGCCAGCCCATGTATGTATAGACGTTCGTGTACGTCGTGCCCTGATAGGCGTAATCGATGTTAGGCATTCAGTTTCATCCCTTTAAGCAAACCGTCATCCAATACCACCTTTTTAAACAAATCGTATTGGATTAAGTCCAATATTTTTACTCGAAGTGCAGCCGCCTTCTCTCGTGTCTCGTCGCTAAAGCAGTCATCAAATTGCACGCTTTCAAGGGAAGTCACAACGGTTGCCAGCTCATCGTCAGTCAGATTAATTTTCATGGTTGATTCCTTTTCATGGTTGATTCCTTTAAAGAAAAAAACCCGCCTGCCTAAGCAGGCAAGCGGGTTAGTCGGGATTAAGCGTAATACTCGTTTACGCGATTCTGGACGGCTCTATAGATGTTGTAGCGTCTGTCGGGTTCGTTTCCGTAGTCGCCGCTAATCACATCGTTTGCGAACTTAATCCAGACGTTGTCGGTTTTGGAATCAAGCTCACCTGAACAAAGTTGGTTGACCGTGGTTTGAACCGCGTCGTACAGCCTGTCGATACGGTCTTGACCGTTGCCGAACTCTCCGTCCATGACCATCTGAGCGACCTCGTCGATATAGTCCTTCGAGGCGTTGGCATCCGGCGTCTCAGGCTTTGCGTCGGTGTAAGGCGGGCGGATGATTGCCGCCACATAGCCCCAGGCATTGGAGCGGTCTACCACAGCGACTTTGTTGTGGTGGTTGCCCTCGATTGTCTGGATGTAGTTCGCGTGGTCATAGTAAGAGACGATGCCGATGTGGTCGGTGGCGCCGTCGCCGTTCCAATCCCAGATGATGATATCGCCGGGCTGAATCTCAACGCGGGATACGAGATGAGGATTCTTGCTTAGAACCAAATCGGTATTATACGAGGGAAAACCGGCGCATTCCTGGCCTGCCTGGTCAAGGCACCACGACACGAAGCAACAGCACCACGCGATTTCCCAGCTGGGGCCTGCCAACCAGTCCTCACCGGTCTTCTCGGCAAGCCATCGACCGTACTTGGAACCCGCTTCGGGGTCATCGGGTGCGTAGTAGCCGACTTCCGCAGTCGCGATGCGGATAACGTCTTGAGCGGTAGCCATTTTAAAACCCCATTTCGTTTTCAATTGCACTTGCATATCCGACTAGACCGCAAAGGGCGCTGAACTCGTCAGCATTGAGTGCACCCAATGCACTGACTGCGTGCTCTTTACCGGCCAATGCATTTGCGGCGTTATGCATTGCATCCAAAAGTTCTTTTGTGTCCTCCTCCGAAAGTACAAGCACCGTCGATGTCTTTTCCTCTGAATGCATTAGAACGGTACCTCCTCGTCGCCGACAAACTCAAACGACATGTACTGGCGACCCTTCTTGGAAGTGCGGAGCTTGAAGACGATTCCCTGATTGGGCAGCTCGCCCTTCATGTCGCCCGCGTCGACCTGCTTGAGCATATCGGTAATGACCGAATTGGCAAAATAGAACTTGCCTGGGGTCTCGGCAAGCTGAATGACTGCAAAGTCCCCGCCCTCACCGTGGATGTAGCCGTAATCGTTGATGTGGACGAGCCTGGTCGCGATATCCTTGAGGTCGGCCTTGTCGGCATTATCCATGAAAGCGATGCCCTTGCCAGAGTTGAGGTTGGTGAAGAAGCTCATGATGAAGTCCTTTCGGCAGTTTGGTTTAAAGAGTTCCGACGAACGTGAATCCACAGCCTATCATGCAGACGATGCAAGCCAGGGCTATACCCGTTTTCCACTCCCTATCCTCGATATCGCACCTCATGGACTCAGTCACGAGAAACGTCAGCAAAGCGAAGAAGATTGTAGCCATCAGGGATATGACCATTAAATGGCTCATAGTACCCACCTCCTTTCTGTCCTTTCGTCGTTTCAGATTCTTTCTCCCCTAGTGTGAAACTTTCTTTCGCCTTAGGCATTCAATTTTCAGTGAGGTCAATATAGCAGGTTTTAGCCCAACTCCACCAAATCCACTGTATCTTCATCATTGAACACTATATCTTTGTCGCTCAACTGGGAAAACGTGTATTCACCCTTGCACTCAGGTATCACATAGGCTGTCACAGCCCCAACGTCAGGGTCGCCGTCAAGATAGAACTCGTGCCCGTAGGCGTTCAATTCCGCCGTGAAGCTCATCCACAACCATTCTTTGCGCGCTTGATTCCACCACGCTACGCCAGCCCTGAAACCGTTCCTATACACGTCAACTATCTTACACGTACTCATCCTCATACCCCCATTTGTCTACAAAGTTCTGCCACTTGAAACGGTACTCGTCGCGCTCGAAAGCGTGAACGCATCGCCTGTCCAGCAGTCGAAACTTATTGAACTCGGTCAAGTCGGCGAACAACGTCCGCGGGTTGACGCATTTGAGCTGTCTTTCGGTCAGCTCATACCCGTCGATTGAAACTATGGGATTGAAGACGCCTGACAGGTTGAGCCACCTCTTTTCTAGAACGCCCTCATATGTGTAAGGAACGTCGGCCAACCTAATCAACCTCATATCGTCGTAGCGGGGGCGCTTTGACACCGAAAGCGAGCAGAAAAGCCCTTTTCCCATGTATGCACCGTCCACTGATGGGATAAGACGTGAAAACTCAGACTCGGGGATACCGAAACACCTCTTTTTAAAGTCTCGCACGCTCTCAGGTTCGTCGTAGATGCCCGTCGTGGCAGTGACGTTGCCGCCTACGCGCATAAGCGGTGACAACTCCATAAAATCTGATTCGACCATTTTCGCGAACTGAACTGCCACAGTGGCTCCGTGGCCGTTGAAGCCTGACGACCTGAAAGCTCGGCAATCGCCTGGCTTGATTCCCAGACGGTCGATGTCGATTCCGAAGAACTCGAAAAACGGGTTGTGCTTGCTCAAGGTGTTGCCGATGAACCAACATTTGACGTTCTGACGGCGGCGTACGATGGTGGAGCATGCCGATAGGAACGCGTCGACCTCGCCTACCATATAGTCCTGCTCACGCAGCATGGCGAACTCCTCGTACACTATGTTTGTCACCCGGTCGAATGATGCGGACTTGAATGTATCCTGATTGTTGAGCGTGACGAGATGACCTATCACGTTGTAATTGTCCTCCTCGTCGCACAAAAGCCATTGACCCTTGTTAAACTTAACCGTATACCCACTGCCTAGCTTTTCCTCCAAATGACGACGGTTGACCTCATTGAACCACGACGCCATGAGCACGCGCGACGTTTCCCAATCATAGCGGGCGATGCGCACGAACTCCTCCCCATCGTCGCAAAACGCGTCAATGAGCTTGTTTACCATGGCAGTGGACTTGCCGGGGCCACGTCCCGAGAAAATGAAGTTGTAATCGCAGTCCTTCGACTCTATTTCGTCAAGCGTGTAATATTTCATTCGTCGCTCCAATCGGTCATGACGTAAGTGTCGATGCCATCGAACTCGACACCCTCATACTGGATGAAACTCAGTTGGTCGATATAAGGACAGTTTCTTTTAGCGGCCTTGTATCGTTGATATGTGAGAATCGAACTCGTGACGCGGTTCATGACTTTATCACTGTCAAGAATCGCCATGCCTGGACATGTGGAACCCCTATAGCCATTAAACTCCACATCTACCCATGTGTCAGGCGGGCATGTGTGCATGCGGGCGATACCAGTGGATGCGCGGTACATGATGCCGTACCCGATGACGCCCAACGGTATATCCTCGATATCGACTCCCATGCGTTCAAGCCATTTGCCAACACGCTTGAGCACGCCCAAATCATATCCCGAGCATTTGAACTGCCATTCATCGTTTCCATCCTCAGTCAACGCGTACTTCTTATGTCCGGTAGTGACGAACCTGTCATAAGTCCCCTCATAGTCAAGTTTGCCCAGGTCTCTAAAAGCCTGGTCTGTAGGCATGGCGACTGAATCCACTGCTGTTCCAAGACGTTCATTGCATGCACGTATGTTACCGTTCACGCGCGTTATTGCATCCTCGACCGTTTTGGACGTGAAGCGCTCGATAGACTTGTGTAAGGGTTCGAAAGCCTTTGCCAGCGTCTTGATGTCACCGTCTACTTTGATTGAGTCAGTGTCGGTGTAAAAGACGCGTGACCCTGCATCCACTGCCAACGCAGCCATATAGACTATCTTGTAGCGGTTGAAAAGCGCTATGCAAACGCCAGCTTCGCGCCACATAAGCGAGTTTCTGCCCGATTCCTTGTACCGCTCGAAAGCGTCTCCGTCACAAGGTTTCAAAAAACCATCGTTTCCCAACTCGAATTCGTCTTTGAGCGGGCTGGTAACGTTGATGCCATATAGGCTGTTTAACTGACTTTTGTGGTTCAACACGAAACCCTCCACCCAGTCAGCGTCTATATTCCATTCCGTCAGAGCCTCGAACTCGTCATATGATATATATCCGGCATCCAACCATGCCTTCAGCATATCGGTCGATATCCTCTGACCTGCTTTGAACGCCTTGCTCACGTCCTTGGCAACTGTCTTTTCGACATAATGGAAAAGTGTTCTGATAACAGTAAAGTCTGTTGGGGGCCTTGAGTTAAAAGCCATCTTGAGGCTTTCGCATTCGCACGTGTCCCATTCAAATTGTATGCTCAGCTCATAGAACATAGACGATGACAAAGTAAGCGCGAGCTTCTTTGCACTCGATAGGTGTCCATCAACGAAAACGACGTTTTCAGACTTGTCTTTGTTTTGCAGAACGCACGTTTCCGTTATCGAAACATCGCCCACCGACTCCACCCACTCGCGCCTTACGTGAATGTCATGGAACGTCACTGTACCTATCCAAAACCGCTCACGACACTGGATTATGTCTATAACGTCTGGTATCTTCCTCTCAAGACATTCTGCAATGACACCGCTCTCCGTGACTTCTTTGAAGTCGCATGGGATGCGGTAGCTCAACATGATAGCGGGATAGGCGCTTTTAAGGTCGAAACTATGCACGTTATGAAGACATAGGCCCTGAACGTTGGCATTCGATAGGTTCACACCGCCTGCGAAAATACCCTTTACGTCCGTGTGGAGGGTAGCACCATAAGACTCCCATACCATATAATCATCAAGCGTCTTGAACTGCTTGCACCTTACTATGTCCCTGTCCAAATCGTAAAGCGTTCTTGATGTGAGCCGTCCATGTTTTGACTTGTCAGCTTTTACTTTTTGAACCAACATGCCTATCCTCTCATCCTCCCTGTCACCTACACGCACTATCGACGTTTTAGTTAACAATGTCTTCCCCAAATCGTTGATATCAACATGCTTACGCTTTAAAAGCGACTGACAGACCGCTACCATAAGTACTTCGGTGTCCCTATGGTTGTAGGCCAGTTCATCGTCGCTCAACTCTGTATCAGGTGTTCTAGCTGTATCGTAATCCAATTCAAATTTTGGAAAACCTAGGTTTCTGCCCAACGTTGCCAGCTTCACGCCGAAAAGCGCTAGTGTGTCAAAAAACGTGAAAAGCATTATTCCGTCATAACTGACATTCACCGTCAAAAATTTGGTGGAGCTTTTAGCCGATACAGTCACCTCGTAGCCCTGCGACTGAATCGACACCAGAAAATGCCTTATATAGGCTATGTCATAGCTCAGGTTATGAACCCCTATAAGCCATCTAAATCCCAAGTCCATTGCATCATCTAGCATGCCGTGCATATACGTATAAAGACTGCTTACGTCTCTGCCTGATATGTGCGTGCAAACGTCGCTCACGTTGGATTTGTTTATGGAACTTGTATCACAGTCCAAACCAGGTGCTATCAAAAAATCCCAAAAATACAACAGTGCAAAACCACCGTCACCTACCTTTATCGTCGTACCCTCAGTGTCGAACACCCCCAATCTGAATGGGGCACGCTTTTCTTTCTTTGGCATTTGTCACCTTTCGAAACGGTTAGGAACGTATGCATGTTCTTTTTTCCAATTGACGGACTTCTCGTATATCTCCATGGCAACTCTCTTTGCAGCGTCAGAGTCATAAGCCCTCAGGGCGTTTTCATACTCTTCTTGCAACTCCTGAAATACACGGGTGTTTTTGAAACCGTCATCAATATCATCAAAAAGATTGTCGTATTTAGCTTCCAAGTTCTTTTTGAATCGCTCAACGCCCTCGTTATGCCATTTTACTGGCCCATAGGCAGCTTCAAGACTGACACGATAATTCCTTTGCTCGTCCAAATGAGCTTTGCCCTTAAAACCATATATATATGCTTCCATGGCTGCGTAACGAGAATCGTAGCGGTTATATACCATAGACCCTGCGATATCCTGTTTTTGAGCCATGGACTTTTTGATAGTTTTCAACGAGTCAAGACGGTACTCAAGGTTTGCATACTCCGCTGAACTTGTATCCAATTTGCTCATAGCTTTTTCAGTCGCTTTTATGTCACGACCGATGTTTCTTTGCTCGTTTCTCATCTGTCGGCCTATCTTTGCAGATGGCATCTGAGACTTATTACGACGTTCAGTTTGATAGGCCTTAAGCTCCTTACCGCCAAGCATGGACTTAGCCATAGCATCATACCCGCGCAGGTTGTACGTCTTATCAAGGACTGCCATAGCTAACACCTCGTACCGTATTTGACAACGTCGTCCGTGTCAAGCTTGTATGTCTCAGTACCGATGTGAACCCAATCGACGACAGCTCCATAGGGAAGCTTGAACCCAAGCGCGTCGCTCAGGTAAAAACGCGCTTTCGTCTTTGTCATGCGAGACTCATAAACGTCCATCTCCTTGCTTAGGACATCTCCGTTCAAGCCAATCCATTTGGCGCTTACCCGATATTTGTTGACTGTCTTTTTCATCTCATTCCCCCCATGGAATATTCCCGAAGCACTCTATACCGTCTATGCACTCATAACCTTTGATACGTACGACCATCTGACGTAAAGCGTGACACCAACCGAAACAGTAAAAAACCGTCCGCTCGACCTGCTTTGACTCAAGGGCAAGTCCCTTCAGCCTGCCCGAGTCTGCTATGCAATAGCCCAAGACCTTGAAACCTCGGTTACCATACTCTTTCAAAAGCTCTTTCAGGTAATCAGAACGCATACCGAAGCAGTCTATGAACCTGCTATCATCGTGTTTGCAAAACTTCTTCTTGAACTGCTCGGGTTCGTATCTATATGGCATGTCGATAAACTTGAGTTCCATCACATAGCCCCAATCACCGATGTAATAGCGTTTGTAGCGTTCGCTGCTTGCATCAACGATACACCCGTTACCACCAATTCGATACATACTTTGATGATGAGGAGTACCAGTAGAATGATAGCGACTGTTGCCAGTGCGTTAAGAGTCGATTGTAGTTTGTCATTCATGAAAAAACCCCCTTTAATATCAACGTTTACTTGATATACAGTTGTCAGGTTGCACACGTGCATTGTAATTGTAAGCCGTATTTGATGCAAGAATTTTTTCGTCTAAAAGTGTAAGAATTTTTACTTTACATAATACCCTATTGACTACATGACCTCCCACGCCTCCCCTCGCTTCAATACCCTATTGACTACCCGGCCTCCCCTGCCTAATCCCGTACACT